AATCGAATCTACTAGAGAAATGATTTCTATTGAGGGAGATGATTTTGAACAACAATTTAGACCACAATAAAAGTTTATGCAAGCAGTTTTATGGGTTATATTAGTTCATGTAATTGAAATAATTGGTATTGCCGGTTATTTATTGATTAAAAAAAATTCTAAACTTGAAAAAGCATTAGTTGAACAACAAAATTATATCGATGCAATTAGTATCGTTATTGAAGATTCGGCTAATACTATTCAAGAATTAGATAGTCGTGGTGCTTTTGAAGCAGATGATGAAGTAGGTACTTTCTTTAGAAATTTAAAGGAAATCCAAAACGTTTTAAATCAATTTAATACTCGCAAAAACTAGTTTGGTTCCGGTATTTTTTGTTCATACATTGTACGACAAATAAATATTATATGTCAACTTACTACGAAAACGACGATCTAGATATATTTTTAGACAGTGAAAAAACAATTGCGTTAAATAAACGTGGACAACCTCGTAAACGCAAACCTAAAGAACCCCGTATTTATTTTACTGAGGATACGGAAAACGCTATTGTTGAATATTTAGCTTCTACTGATCAACCTTTTAGAGATAAAATTTATAGAGAACGTATTGAATATGCCTTTTATAAACTGGCAGAAAATATTATCCATACTTTTAAGTTTTATTACACCGACTCTGATACAGTAGAGGAATTAAAGCATGAGGTTGTAACATTTCTACTCGAGAAACTCCACTTATATAATCAGGATAAAGGTAAAGCATTTAGTTATTTCGGTACAATAGCTAAACGCTATCTTATTGTTTATAATAATAATAATTATAAAAAACTACAAGAACGTGCTGATATAGATGAATTAGATGAAGATAAATCATTTTTAAGTGAAAATATTCGCGAAGCGGAGGAGATGGAAAATTTAAATTCCTTTATGGATCAGTATATTCGTTACATAGATAAATACATCCACCAGTTATTTCCTAAAACACAAGATGCTCGTACAGCAGATGCTATTATTGAGTTATTTCGTAAACGTGAAACACTAGAAATATTTAATAAAAAAGCATTATACATTTATATTCGCGAGATAACGGATACATCTACACCACACATAACCAAAATTACTAAAAAATTAGATACGTTACGTACCAGACTATTTAATGAATATTATAAGCACGGGTATATAAAAATCTAAGTATATTATATTTATTGGTAAACGCAATTTATGGCTAATTTTGATGACGTTACCCTATTTGGTAACACGTCACTATCCGATATATTTAAACAAATTCATAGAAATAATAAGGATACTGACAAACAAATTAATGAATTAATTGATGCTCTTAAACCATTAGCATCATCTAATGCTGGATCGGCAGTAATGTTAATGCCTACTGTTAAGGATTTAATTGATGTTAATGTAAAAAATAACGAACAATTAATTAAAATGGCGGGTATTGCACAACGTGCATCAACAGCTAGTTCAAATAATAATCCAGAATCCTTTTTTGATCCATCCGAAATACAACAATTATTAGAGGAACAACGTGCTGTACAGGTTGAAGGTCAAAAATTATTAGATAAAACAGAAACGATACAACACCAAATTGAGAATAAATGAGAGTAAAAACAAATTTAAGTGGTTTAGTTTCTGCTACCAGTAAAAAACGTCCTGGTAGTGGTGGTGGTTCGTCAATTAAAATAGGTAAAGTATATGGTATTATAACTACTCCTAATACTCCAACTAAAGAATTATATGAAGCTAATGGAGGGGCAGCCTCTATTGGAGCTGTATTTTATATGGATTATAAACAAGTAAAATATTCAATAGGTATTGACTTAACAAAATGTAAAATTGCTCTTCCCCTTGATTCTAGTATTCGAAATTATCCCTTAATAGGAGAATTAATTCAAATTATAGATGGTCCTTCTCCAACTTCCCAATTAAGTAATTCCTCAACTCAAAAATATTATACTGGTATCGTTAATATTTGGAATAATCCACAACAAAATTCTCCACTTGGAGATATTTTAGGAAAAACATTTATTGAAAGTAGTGAAATAAGAAATTTACAGCCCTTTGAAGGAGATAGAATATATCAAGGTAGAAAAGGAAATGGGATTAGATTTGGTAGCACAGTTAAAATTCATTCTGATATAAATGAATGGAGTAATATTGGAAATGATGGTGATCCTATTACTATATTAGTAAATGGATATGTTACGGATAGTACAAGTTCATTAGCGCCTAATATTGAAGAAATTAATAAAGAGAAATCTTCACTATATTTAACATCAACCCAAAAATTACCTTTAAAACCAGGAACAAGTATAATTAATCCTAGAGTTAATACAGTAATTCCAAGTAATTATAATTCATCTCAACTAATAGCTAATAGTGATAGAATTACTCTTAACGCTAAAAAAGATGAAGTATTATTATTTGCTAAAGGTAATATTGAATTAAATACAGACAATATAATTAATATTAATGCTGGTAGAGTAGCTCATATTAATTCGCCCTCTATTGCTTTAGGTACTAAAAAAGATGGAACTTACCCAACTGAACCAGTATTATTAGGAGGTAAAACTCATGATTTTTTATTAGATTTATTAAATGCTTTAACATTATTAGCAGGATCTTTATCAGCCGCTACTGTAGCTACTACAGAAGGAGCAATATGTGTTAGTGAATGTAATGCCGCTGGAGAACAATTATTATCAGATGTTGATAATTTAATTAATAAATTAGAATCAATAACATCATCTAACGTATATACAATATAATATGGATCCTAAAATATCATCCCCGATAAATTTTAATAAATTACCCACTCCTCCCTCCCCCGGTAATATTTCTTCTTTAGCAAATCCAAGTACGTTATCTAATTTAAGTAAATCTAATTTACCTTCTACTTTTGGAGATCAAATTAAAAATACAGCTACACAACAAATAATTAAAGCTGCTACCGAGTCTACTATAACTAAATTATATAAAGAAAAAGCAGATTTAATTCAAGAAGGAATACAGTTAGATATAAATCATCAATTAACACTTCAAAATTTACAATATAAACATACTCCCAAAAAACAAGTTCAAAATGGACAAACAGTAGATATTCTACCTGAATTAAATGATGAAGAATATCAAAAAGCTGTTAATAATGAAAATAAAAATTATCAAGAAGCTAAAAATAATCTTCAAGAAAGAAAAACACAAAATCAAAAAAATATTGATGATTATTTAAAAGATCCATTTAAAAAACAAAAAGACGAAATTCAAAAAAGAAAAATAAAAAGAGATAAACGTAAAAAAAGAACTAAAGAAGAAAAAAAAAGAGCAAGAAAAGCTAGGGCAAAATCAGTTTTTCAAAATGCTAAAAAATCTTTAGTTCCAATTTTAACTTTAACCTTAACAAATCAATTAGCTAATATAATAGCTCAAAATGATAAAATAGGAAAATTAGTAGATAGTACTAACGCTATAATCACGGATGCTAATGAGTCTGGAGATGCTACCAAATTACAAAATGCCAAAGTAGCTAGAGATAATGCTATAAAAATAATAAATGATAATGAAAATAAAATAAGAAAAGTTCAACAGCAGATAGATAGAATTAGTCGTATAATTTCTATATTTAATATTATTGTAACTATAATCTCGGCTATTCCACTACCAACAGCTGTCCCTCCGGGTATTGGCATTCCATTAAATTTAATTATTAAGTTTGTTAAAATATTGGATAAAGCAAATAGAATACTTTTAGCATTAAGCGCCTTACTCCCAATCTTATCCTCAGTCTTAGATAAAGCAATAGCAATATTAGAAGATTATAAATCTCAATTATTAGATATAAATGGAGCCTTAGATAAAGCATCTACAAATAATTTTGAACTTTTAAGTGGTCCTGGAGGATTAAATAGTAATACAGATTTTGGTACTACAAATGAAACTTATAAAGGATTTAGATTTGCTATACGTGAAGATAATAGTTTTGGTGGAGTTCATGTGGGTAAATTTAAACGTCATTATGCTGTAGCTATAGATATAAATGATGTTGATGTTTTAAAAAGTGAATATTCATTTACATTAGATCCTAATGATTTAATAGATCAATTAAAATTAGTAATAGATCAACAAGGATTATTTACGGGTGATGGAAATTCTTCTCCAAACGGTAATTCTAACAATCCTAATACTTCTAACAATTCTAATACTTCTATTAAACCAAACAAATCAAATCCTAATCTTACATCAACCTTAATACCATCTATATCTTCTATAAATACTTTATCAAAAACTACAAAATCACCTCCACAACCAAAAGTAATTATAGGTCCATCATCTGGAATTACTGCAAAAATACCATTAGGGGTTTTAGATAGAGCAAAACTTGTAGCGGTAGCAGCGGCCTCCGGTCCAGATCCCCGTCCTAAAATTGATGTTGCTTTTATATTTGCTGCTGATATAAAATGGCATCAAGAAGATAAAAAATATAAAGATAGTATAAAAGCTAACTCAAACATAAATTATTAATATTTATTTATATGAACATTAAAGTATTCAAAAAATTAATTAAAGAAGCAGTAACCGAGGCTATTTATGAAGAATTGCCTGAGATATTAAACGAAGTTTTAGCTAAACAAAATAAACAAGCGTTACATGAAAATAAAACGTTTAATTTTACTAGCACTGACGTAGCTCCATTATCCGGAGATGTACGTAGCTCATTGATGGCTAAAATGGGAGCTGAATTTGGTTTCCAACAACCACAACGTACTGATTTAAAAGTAATTGATAAAGTTGATGAATCAACAGGTGAAAAAGTAAATCCGTATCTTAATTTTATAGCAGATGCAGCAGCTAATATGTCACCAATGGATAGATCAGGACTAAGAAATTTAGATTAATATGCCTATACCTCAAACAACCCGGGTTAATCCCTTAGATTTGCAAAAAAATATTGCAATTGGGGTATCTTTACCTTTTAATGGCCCATCAGGTCCATTTAATAAAACGTACAGTACTAAAGACCAAACAAAATCTAATTTAGTTAATTTACTACTTACTAATAAAGGTGAAAGATTATTTAATCCTGAATTTGGAGCAGATATAAGTAATTTATTATTTGAAGGTATAAATGAAGATTTAGATAGTACAATTATTGATCTAATTACTAGTAACGTAAATTTATTTATGCCTGAAATTCAATTAGGAGATATAATAATAAATGAAGATATAGATCGTAACTATATATCAATAACAATTAATTATAAATTAAAAATATCTGGAACCTCAGATCAAATAACAGTACAATTTACATAAAATGGCAGATAATAAAGTATCATATTTAAATAAAAGTTTTAGTGATTTTAAGACTAATCTTATGAATTATGCTAAAACATATTTTCCTAATTCATATAATGATTTTTCAGATACTAACCCAGGAGCTATGTTTATTGAGATGGCTTCTTATATTGGTGATGTAGCATCATTTTATACTGATACTCAAATTCAAGAAACATTTTTATTATATGCTAAGGAAAAGGAAAATTTACTTGCTTTATCATATATGTTAGGATATCGTCCTAAAGTATCATATGCTGCTACTGTAGATGTTGATATATATCAAATTATTCCCCAAATTAATATTGGTGGATCTGTACCTGATTACCTATACGCTACAGTAATTAAAGAAAATACAGTTTTAACATCAGCAAGTACAAATAAAAAATTTATTACTATAGAAAAAGTTGATTTTACTGATCCAAGTAATACTGAAATTACATATTATAGTTCAACTTACTTTTTATTAAAAAAAACAGTTAAAGCTATATCAGCAGAAATTAAATCAATTACAATACCATTTAATGTATCTCAAAAATTTTCTTTAGCTACTATATCTGATACTAATATATTACAAATATTAGAGGCCGTTGATACTCAAGGAAATAAATGGTATGAAGTACCTTATTTAGCTCAATCATCAGTATTAGAATCTATAGCTAATCCAAATGCTTCATCAGATGGTGTTCCTTATTTAGTTAACTATAAAAGAGTACCTCGTCGTTATGTATCACGCTTCTTATCAGATGGGACATTACAACTAGAATTTGGAGCAGGTCTATCTAATTCAGCAGATACAACAATATTACCTAATCCTGATAATATTAAATTAGGATTAATACCTGGTATTTCTACTTTATTAAATGGATATAATAAAGCAACACCTTTCTTTACACAAGAATATGGTTTAGCTCCAAGTAGCGATATTACTATTAAATATCTTGTTGGTGGTGGAGTTGAATCTAATGTTTCTTCTAATGATTTAATTACAATAGATAAATCTCCATCTCAAGTCTATTTTCCTAATTCTCCTTCTAACACTAATACAATAAATCTTATTATTCAAAGTATAGTATCAAATAATCCTAATCCAGCAGCTGGTGGTAGAGGTGGAGATGAAATTGAAGAAATAAGAAATAATGCCTTATATGCTTATCAATCACAATTACGTGCTGTAACTAGAGAAGATTATATGGTACGTGCCTTATCATTACCTTCTGATTATGGTAGTATAGCTAAAGTATATGTAACTCAAGATGTAGCTAGTGAAATGTTAGCAACACCAACAGTTGCAACAATTGAAGAACGTAATCCATTATCATTAGATATGTACATATTAGCTTACGACTCTAATAAAAAATTAACTACAGCTGCTACTACGTTAAAACAAAATTTAGCTACATATATTAACCAATATAGAATGGTTACTGATGCTGTTAATATTAAAGATGCTTTTTATATTAATATAGGAGTTAATTTTGATATAATAATACAAAGTGGATATAATAATAATGATGTTATAACTAATTGTATATCAGCGTTAAAAGATTTCTTTAATATAACAAATTGGACAATCAATCAACCAATTATTATTTCCGATATTGCTTCAACATTATTAAAAATACAAGGTGTACAATCTGTAGTTAAAATAGAAATTACAAATAAACAGGACGATACAGGAACTATATATTCAAAATATGGATATGATATTCACAGCGCCACAAGACAAGGTAATATTTATCCTTCTATTGATCCTAGTATATTTGAGGTAAGATATCCTGACACAGATATACAAGGTAGAGTTGTACCATTTACAATTTAAAAGTTATAATCTACCATATTTATATGTAGTAACTATGTAATTATGGCTATATATAAAATATTCCCGGAAAAATCCGCAACACTTTATTCATTTTATCCTACCATTAATGTGGGTAATGATGAAATATTAGATCTTAGTACTTTTAAATCTATAGAAGGTACTAATGAAGTTGCACGTTCTATTATTAAATTTCCTCAAGCTGAAATACTTGATATTATTAATACTAAAGTAAGTGGATCTTCTTATAGTGCTTCTTTACGTTTATCTTTAGCTAACGCTTCTCAAATACCTTTAAATTATACTATATTTTGTCATCCATTAGCAGCAGATTGGAATGTAGGTACCGGTAGATTTAATAATTCTCCTATTACTACAGATGGGGCTAGTTGGAAATATACTAATCAATTAAGTGGAAGTGCATGGTTTACTACATTCCCCACTGGAACAACAGGCTCATATACTGGTAGTAATGATGGGGGCGGATTATGGTGGACTGGATCTTTATACCAGTCAACTCAATCTTTTAATAATGTTGATTCTTTAGATTTATCCTTAAATGTAACTAATACTATTAATGCTTGGTCTGGAAGTGTTATATCTAATTATGGTTTTATTTTAAAACATAGCAGTTCATTAGAATTTACTACAGCATCTAAATTTGAAACTAAATACTTCTCAGCTAATACTCATACAATCTATCCTCCATGTTTAGAAATAAAATGGAATGACTGGTTATATAATACAGGTTCATTATCCGTAGTATCATCACCAAATATTGTAGCGACTTTAGCTAATAATCAAAGTGAATATCAACAAGGATCAATTCAACGTTTTAGAATTAATGTAAGAGATAAATTTCCGGCACGTGCTTTTTTAACAACTAGCGTTTATTTACAAAATAAAGCTTTACCAACTTCTTCATATTATTCAATAAAAGATTTGGATACTGAAGAAATAGTCGTAGATTACGATACAGCATTCACAAAAATTAGTTGTGATTCAACAGGTATGTATTTTGATGTATATATGAATGGATTAGAACCGGAACGTTATTATAAAATATTAATCAAAACTACTATTGGTGGTTCTATATTAGTATTAGATAATAATTATTTCTTTAAAGTTATAAGATAATATGTCTGAAAAAATTCCTATAGAAAAACAAGTATTTGATAAACTTACTTTTGGTAAAGTAATTGATACTGAATTTCATCAATTATTAAATAATGTAGCTGAAGAAACTCCTGTATTTACTATTGATGATTTTTTTGAATTATATGAACAACTATTCTATCAAATCCCAAAAGAAGGAGACGCTAATTCACATCAGTATATTATACAAAAAGAAGCAGATTATTTAGGTATTATAATTAATCAAGATGATATTCAAGCGTTATTAGAAGAAATTACTAATTTAAGACAACAAGTACTAGATACACAAACAGCACTTGATGAAATAAGCAAAACAATAAAATAGTAGATGGCAGACAATATAAAAATAGTAGGTAGTGTATTAAATACAACTACAGTTTCGCGTTATTCTAGCGAAGATATTAAATTAATCCCCTCTAAAAATTTATCTGAAAATTTTGGTGAAAAGGATGATTATATTGAATTTTATATATATGACATTGCTGGCAATTTATTAAGTACAAATTATAATTATCTTAGCTATAAATTACCACCATCAACAGGATTAACACCAGGAACAACTTCAACACCCAACACTACAGATAATATACAAACTGAAGATGTTGGAGTTATATCAACTTTAGCTCCACAAACATCTTCATTATATCCTATTATAGAAATTGATCCTATACAAGACTTACAAAATGTAGGATATTCATCAGGAGAATTTAATGTAAGATACAATTTATTTGAAAATATATTATCTAACTATGTAGATGAAGCCTTATTTATTAAAGAAATATCACCTGATAGAACAGAAATTAGATTAGGTTCTATATCTCTTACTGATGATGAAATTGAAAGTGTAGTTACTTCAATGATAGATAAAATAAATAAGTCTGACTATTATGTTGATTATTTATTAAATATTGGAGGTAATGAACAATATATAGCTATTAATGTAGCATTAAATAAAGCTACTTCCGGATACGAAATATTATTTAAATTATATCAACCATTACCAAATTCAATTCAAGAAAAACAAACATTATGGGTTGTAGAAGAAAAAGTTAGTCCTTATATATTTGATGTAAATTTAGATAAATTAGTAATTACTCCTCCATCTTTAAAGTTAAGAAGTCCTAATTTCGGAATTGAAATACCTAATCATAGTACTATATCAACCCAATATACTAACTACAATACATTAGTAACAGGATTACAATCACTACAAAGTTCATCATATCATCAAATATCAAATTTATTAGCTACACAAAGTATAAACATAAGTGTAGATTATACTGATTTTGATAATTTTATATTTTTTGGATCAGCAAATCAACGTGTAACAAATTTTTATACTAAAGTTAAACAAATTGAAAATTATAAAACTTTAATTAATACTTATACTTCACAAATATCTACAATCCCAAGTTTAATAACAGAGATAAACAAATATTCATCTAGTATAAACACTATTATATCTCAATTTGATGGGTATGAATCATATCTTTATTTTGAATCTAGTTCATATACTTGGCCTAAATCTGGTTCATTAAAACCGTATAATTTATTATCTGCTACCTCTACATCATCTATTAATTGGTATAATAATCTATTAGATTCCGCTTTATATTTCGATAAAAATAATCCAAATAATTTAGAATATGCCATTCCTAATTATTTAAAAGATAATCCTGATAATCAACCATTTTTAACTTTCTTAAATATGGTTGGTCATTATTTTGATAATATATGGATTTATCTTAAAGCAATAACTGACGTTAATAAAGCCAATAACAATTTAAATGCGGGTATATCTAAAGATTTA